TCCCATTTCTTCTTCACCTTCACCAGCATCTAAGTCTAGTTCAGTATCCAAATCAAGTTCAACGTCATCAACTTCATCTTCATCAGAATCGACTACATCTAAATCTAACTCCATGTCTCCCATTTCCATGTCTTCCATTTCATCTTCATCAGAATCATCATCTTCATCAACATCTAAGTCAACTACTTCTTCTTTTTCATCATCAGACCCTTCAATAGCATCGTCATCCATTTGTTCAGAAACTTCTTCAGTTTCTTCTTCTTTGACTTCTTCGTCTTTCTCTTTTAAAGACGACTCAACGATACTTTCAAATTCCTTGGACATATGTGCCGCAAGCATTTCTTTCGTGTTGGCTTTTAAGGCATCTTCTAAAGACTTTGCTTCTAGTAAAGCCTCTTCGATGATTGATTTCTTTTTTTCAGCCATTTTAATTTCTTTTTTTTTAAAATTATTATTTACAATGCAATATTGTGCATTTAATTAATAAATATGCAATAAAAGTAAAAAGTTTGTTTTTTTATTAATCTAATAGAAAATTATTTAAATTATCTTTTAATAATAAATCTTCTTTTTTTGTATTAGATTCTGACATCTGTTGATCTTTAGATGGTTCTTCACTATAAATCCAAGAACCTGGTGTTGATGGTGACGTAACAATATCCCAACAGATTAATTCGAAATCATCTTGTACAATATTTTTACCACTTTCTTTTTCTAAAGAACCTACACCTCTAGATGATACACCAATCTTTAAACCTTTTCTTAAATAATTTGCCACTCTGTCACCTTCACAAGATATGATTCCTTGATTTACGAATCCTGGTGACATAATGATTTCTAATTTACCCATAAGTACATTACCTTCCCACCATAAGTCTACAACATTATGTGAAATTCTACTTACTGCAACGATAGATGATTCTGGGTGATCTGCTTCACCTAACGCTCTTTTTTCTTTAACAAGTTTAAGATAGTTTTCTGCTTCTCTTCTAAGTAAAGCTTCAGGATATACTCTTTCATTTCTGTTTTCCACCCCATATTTCTGCATAACCGCATAAACTATCAATGGTTCCTCTATAATAGGTTCCCCTTTTGATAGTTTAGACATTTCACTAATAAAGTGTCGGTTATCTTTTGGAGAAATGTATCCTGCATCATATTCGATTAGGATACCTTTCTTCTTTATCTCGTTCTTTTTTAATATTTCCATAATAATGATATACTTTAATTATAAATATATCACTATGTTAAAAAATTACTTTTTAGTTCTATGGAAAGTGAAAATAGAATTGTTTTCCAAACAGTCAGTTACTACATCATTTATTATTTTTTTTGTGGTGTTAACTATTTTAGGTTTGTTCAGTGGTAAGTGTTTCTTTTGGAATAGTGTTATTTCACAACTCATAAAACTTCTTTTTTCTACGGATAAACCAGAAGTTCTCATATCTAAATCTACTATATATTTGTGGTTATGAAATAAATCTTTATTTAAAGTATTGTTCAGTTTCTGTTTTATTTTTTTTCTTATATTACTTAAGTAAAAATTATAATTTAAGTCATCATCTAATTCACTTAGTTGTCCCCAAGCACATAGGGTGATGTATAAACTTTTTGATTCTTTGTTATTAACTGTCCCAATTTTAGTTTTGTAGTTGTCTAATAAATCTAATTTGATTTCTTTTCCTAATTTCATTAATCATTTGTTTCATTTTTTTGTTATTTTTAAAGTTTGTATATTACAATTATAATGAATGTGTCGCGAAATGTCAAATTTTAGACATGAAAAAACCCACTATAGTAGCGAACTTTAGTGGGTAATACATTGTCCGTAGACAATAACGGTCCTAATCCGTTTTTAAGAATTATTTTTATATACAAAAACTGTCAACAAAAGATGCCCAACCTGCAGGTAACTTATCAGAGAATAATTCTTTTAATTGACTCTTATTAATTTTACCGTCATTCATTGCGCTATTTATGTCATTAAAATTTCTAAATTTAATTTCATTACCTTTTGCGTCAGTGTAAGAAACTGTCATTTCGAAATCATCTCCTGTACTTTCATTTAACGTTCTTTTAACAATTCTTCGTAAATCTGTTTCTGTAAGATTTACGATTTTTCCATTTTTTTTAATTTTCATTTTTTCTATTATTACTATTATTATTATTATTATATAGATTCATTTAAATCATAAATCTTACCTATATCCGAATTAAAATTGTCTAAACTAAAATTAGTGTTTAGTAATTTATCTTTAACTTTTAAAAGTTTATCTTTTAAATCTAAATCAGAAGACTCATTTAATTTATTATCGATAGTGTCAATACACTCTCTTTTTAGTTTATTAAATGTTTCTTCTTTATCTTCATTACTACCATTAAGAACTGTCTTAATAATTTCTTTTTCTGATTCTGAAATATTAGAATATCTAGAGTTAAATTTATTAACCGCCAATTTTGTTAATACACTAGGTGGTAAATCAACACTTTCCGTAACAACTTCTTCAGTCTCATCTTTTTCTAACATTACTTTAATAATGTTATTAATAGATTCATTTATCTTATTAATATTAGAAGGTGTTTTTTCTTCGTTCACTAAATAAAGTACATCTTTATAGAAAGAATCGTTTTCTTTTACTATTTTATTACCTTTGAGTAATTTTAAAAAGAATTGGTTACCCTTGTTAATATGTGTTTCATTTAAAGACTTTAATAGGGAAATGTTTTCCTTAACATATTCTCTCGCCTCAACAGAATCGTCAAACTTAGTATTCTGTAAGTTACTATAGATTAAGTACTGACCCTTTAATGTTTCGTTTTCTTTGATTGTTTTTAAAAACTTAGAAAAAAGTTTTTTACCTTTATTGTCTTTTTTAATTGTAGACTCTATAACTAAATTTTTAAATGTGTCTTTTATATTCCCAAAATTACTCATAATCTTATTTATAAATAAATATTGTAATTTTATAAAAAAGGCCTATTTTATTAAATTATCAATCTCTTTTGTAATATCACTAATTTTAGTGTTTAGATTTTCCCTATCACTTTCCACATCATCTAAGTCAAAAACTTTTTCATCTTTATCTAAACTTTCCATTAGTCTATTTAAATATATGTTTTGATATTTTTTAACTTTTTCCTCATATTTTCTCTTTTCTTGTTCTAATAAAAGATTGTCTTTTTTATCTTTAGTAGATTCTACGGCAGATTCTGCTGCACCTGCCTCCGCACCTGCCTCACTAGACGCGGCACTCTCTAAGTCCGAACCAAATCCACCCATGTCTCCACCTGTATCACCACCCATGTCTCCACCTGTATCACCACCTTCTTCTGTGGGTTCACCACCAGTAATAGTAGAAAAGTCACCATATAGTTTATCTACCCTATCAAACATACCTGTCTTTTTAATTACATTTGCAGTTTGTTCCATCTCAGCAGCAGCCGCCTTTTCTAATCTTTGTTGTTCTAAGTCATTCCTAATATCTTCTTCTGACTCACCTAATATTTCTTTTCTCGCCCTTGTCATAGACATCGAACCAAATCCATTACCAGCGTCAGACACCGCGTCTTTATATAGAGTTACTTTTAACTGAGTCTGTTCTATCTTTAACATTTCAGCTTGGGTAGACGGATTATTAAGTGTTAGTGTGAAATTTTCCAATTCATCTTCTAACCCTAAAATATATAGATGTATTATAGCAATTTTATTTAATTCCTGTAACATTGCCTGCTGAATTCTATTAATAGTTCTAGCAAACCTAATATCTTGTAATGCTAAGTTTTTTCCTTCACCATTAGCTTCTTCAAAACCTAAGAATGGTTTAGGGACTCTAAGTGCGGTGAATAATTTTTTCTGTAAATATTGAATATCAGCAATTTCAGATAGGTTAGTTGCACCTGGTAATGTATCTATTGGTGATGGTGCATTAGCATCTCTTACTGGTATAAAATAGTCTTGATCTTGCGCCATTTGATTATATCTAGTATCTATTTGCCCTGTATTCTGATCAATAACAGGACTCCTTTTAAAGTTATCTGCAATTTTATTAACATACGATGGAACATCTTGCTCATCTATATTCCCCACAAATATTTTAAATATTCTTCTTTCAGGTGCCCTAGTAACTCTATATATTAACATTGCATCTTCAGAAAGTAATAATTGTTTCCATATTCTTCTAGCTTTTTCTAACATAGAAGTTCCATAAGGTAATCTTCTATCATCACCCAACAATCTAAAATGGGCAATTTGCCAAGCATTAAATTCGATATCCCTTTGACCCCAAATAAACTTAACAGGATTAAATTTATCTGTTTCTGCATTCATAGAGTTCTCACCAAAACCCTCATTCTCCTTTCTACTTATTTCAATATTTGGTAATTGTTTTACACCCGTAATACCATCCTCACTATCAATACTAAGATATAAAAAGTCGTCCCCATATTTACATACATTTCTAGTCCACATAGGTAACGATGTGTGAATGTCTAACCTATTAAAAAATAAGTCATCTAAAATTCTTCTAACTCTCCTACTTTCAGAAAAAATGTTAATCACCTTATTGTCTGAATTTATAGTTGTCGATTCTTCCATCATAATATCTAAAGCCGCTGCAATCTCAGGAAAAAATTCCATACCTTCAAAATCCGCATATGATGCTAATCTCGTTGTTTCATAATATATAGAGTGTTGGTAGATTTCATTATCTACTTTTTTCCATTGATTTGCCAAATAAGCATCCTGTTGTCTTTTTAACTTCTCATAATCATATTCTTCTTTTGATTTAGTTTTTAGAAGTTCTTTATCGTTTATAGAATATCTAGACTTATTTTGTTTTTGTTTTACTTCAGGACCAAATAAGTCATTTAACTGTTGAAATACTGTTTTTCTTGCCATTTTCTTTTAATATAGTTTGTTACTATTATAATAAATATCTAAAAAAAATAAATACTATTTAATTCCGAATAACCAATTATATTCTCCATTATCATTATTACCACTATTTGTTTGTTTTGGGTCGTAAGTTGGTGTACTAGTATAGAAAGGGTTAACATGTTGTTTATTATTAAATAATTCTGAGGTCCCTTTTTTTGAGGTGTTAACCCATCCCTCTAACATTGCCTTAGTCTGTTTCTCAACCCTCTCTAATTTTTTAAAAGATGTTTGTATGATAAATATTGCCATTGCATATGCCATAATAATATCATCATGATATCCGTCCATATGGTCCGGTCTACCACCTTTATATACAAAAGTTTTAAGTTCCGATATCATTCTTTGTGAACGAATAATTGTTTTACTCTCTCTAATATGTTCCTCTAGTTCTGTCACCATCTGTAAACGAGTGTTCCCAACGTTAAATCCAGGAACTTTATCACCTTGTTTATATACTGTTTTTGCATATTTTTCAGATAACTTCCTACTTTTTGGGTCATCATAATGTAGGTGTTTATACTCCATTTCTAATAGTTTTAAAACTGTAGCCACACCCATACCACCAGTTATATCTACTATCGTGTATGCATTATACATATTACCATACTTATAAACTATTTCTGCCAACATATCTGGAGGTAATTTATGTTTAAATTCTGCAACCTGCTCCAAGTTTTCAAAATCTAATATAACTATAGTAGAACTATCCTTACCATCACCTCTACTAACATCAACACCCATTACGTATTTATGATCGATTTCAGGTTTTTTCCATATCCACATACTTTTCTCCACCTCTGCGGTGTATTCTGGGTTACTAACATAGTTTTCTTGATGGTAAGTAACGTACTCATCGTCTACTACGTTACCACCAGAACCAATAAAGGATACGTCAAGCTCTTGGGCGATTTTTTTGGGGTCACCCATATCTGCAGACATTTCCTCATACCAAGGGGATAAAGGCTTCCAACCATCCTTAACCATAACTTCATAATATTCAATAGTGGACTCATTAGTCTCATATATTTTACTCATATATTCCCACCTTAGTTTTGTCCTATCAATAGTATCACACAATATCTGTTCTTGATTCTCTTCACCTCTAACCCAATATAGGCCCCTATTATATCTAATATCATGATACCATTTCATTTCTACCACATTAAAGTTATTATCACCTGTTTTAGATTTGTCATATGTTTTATAATATAGAGGGTCCATCCCATTAGGTGTCGATATTAATGATATCTTACCACCAGTACCCAACGAAGCTAATGCGGCACCGAAAACATCTGCACCATTATCTATAAAGGCTGCTTCATCCATAACTAAAAAGGTTGGCGTAAAACCCCTTAATGCGTCTTTAGAAGTTGCTAAGGCTCTAATCTCACAACCATTGGATTTTAATTTTATATGTCCCTTTGAATTGATTTCTAAATAATCTGAAGATTCATTTAAACCCCACACCCAATAAGGTATCTGATCTAAAAAGTCCTTAACCTTCTTTAAAAATTCCTGTGCCAATGTTTGTTTATTGGCTAATATAAGTACCTTATGTGGGTTTTCAGGGTCACCAAAAGCCGCCTTAACTGCAATATAAGCGGCAGTGGTTGTTGATACTCCTGCCTGACGAGGTTTAGTAACTAAATTACGATTGTGTTCCTCATAAGATTTAATAATTTCTTTTTGTTTATAAAATAGTTTAAAGGGTACATTACCTTTTTGTGTTAAATCAAATGTCTTTAAAAAGGTTTCTATCGCATAAATTGGATCACCTAAACAACGGGCAAATAACTTTAATTGTTCTGATCTATCCATATTTCTTTTCTTTATAAATATATTTAAATGGTTAAAATGCAACTAAATTACCTTCTTCGAAAGCTTTATAGTTAGGTCCTAATTTATATGTAACATTACTACCACCACCTATTTTTTGTATAATACCAGCAGCGTTTGCTGCACTCCAAAAATGAGAATACTGACCCCCACTATAATGACTTCCGATATAATCTAAAAAACCTCTCTTTGTTTTCTTTGGGGTATCTTTCATATAATTTATTAAGTCTCTAACCATACTATCTTCTCTTTTATTAAATGTATATCTCATATGTTTTCTCATCAAAGTGATACCATTTTTTTCTGCAAAATCTTTAACTGTACGAGTAAGATTTTCTATATCTGTAACAGGCATATTATTTCTAATATTAGATGCAATTCTAATTGCATCTCTGGGGTTATAGTTATCAAATAAGTAAGATACTACGTCATCAATCATTCCACCCATAATTTCTTTTAAAATTGTAGATTCAACACCCCTAATATCAAACCTATTTAATAGTGACTTTTGTAACTTATTTAAAGAATTATATTTTTCTAACGGATTTTTATCACCACCAACTATATCTTCAATTTCTTCTTCTATAAAAACTTCTAATATTGAAATTAAACGGGTATTAGTCCTTTGTATGTGATATCCTCTTAATAATGGTAAAATAGTATTTTCAAACCAATCACGTATTCTTTTACTATGTTTAAACATACGTTCATCAAAACCAAATTCTTTAAAATAAACATCTAACCCTTCCATAGCGTTTAAATTTTCAACTCTATCGAAAAACTTATTAAGAAAACGTTCTTCTTTAGGGTGTAAATTATCCTCTACTATTCTACTTAATTGACTCTCTGTTAGTTTAATCTTCATATTATAAATTACCTAATACGTTATAATTTAAATGTTCTGCGATTTTTATATGATCGGGATAAAAATAACCCATATTTGGAGTTTGTAACATTTCATTCTCACAATCTAATAATACTTCTATTACATTTAAAAAATAACTTTCATTTTCTTGTGGAAATTCCCCCTGACACTCTAAATACTCATAATTGACATCCATAAATTTATCCGTCACATCAAATTTAAGTATATGTTTATCAGAACCACCCTCTTTTTTTGATTTTACCATATCCCATTCAGGTTTAGAACCAATAACTGAAATTACTTCTTTTCTCATATCACCACTTAATTCATCTTCCGCCGCACTTTCGTATGCCCACCTATAAAAGTTTTTCAACTCTAAGGCTAAATTACCAAACATACTTTCATTTTCAATTAACTCACCCAACAAATCATTATCTAATAACATATCTTCCCTTAACCCATCTCCATCTGGGTCGTCTTCATCATATCTCTCAGGAACATTATCAAACTGCCTACCAATAAAATTATTTTCTTTAATATATTCTTTTATGTGTTTTAAAGATTCTTCATCTAGGTTATCCCATACATCATCTTCAAAATCTACTTCAAACCAACCATATAATTCTGACCAATCTTCTGACAATACTCTTTCTGCGGTATCCCTATCATCATCATTATATAATATAGATAACTCCTCCCAACCATCACATATTAAATATATTTTATCCCCTTCCATTTGAATATCACCATAAACAGATATAGGTTCTTTACGTTTATTTTCTTTTGATGGTTGTATGGTAAACGTATCTAATGTATAATATTTGTCTATCCATCCTGTACCATTTAAAATTTTATAAGGATCACTAACATTATTTCTTAAAAGACCTTCTCCTTCGTAACCAGCAATATAATCAATAAAAGGATCTACACCAACAACGTTAACAAAAAAATTAAACACACCAAACATAATCTCCTCATATGAATAACTATCTGACCCTAATAACTCATCTAACTCAGTTATATAATCAGGTATGTGATATGAGTCTTCATATTTTTTATACAACTTACTCATTATCTTATTAAATAAATTTATCTCTCGTGGTTCTAACATTATTTGTTTTATTAATAAATATTGATTTAAAATAAAAAATCCCACCTATTGATGGGATTAATTATATAATAAATTTATAGATTATAAATACTTATGGAGTTTCTCAACGGTCTCAAAATCACCGTTGTCCAATGCGTCATCAATTAAATCTTGTATTTCTCTAGGTGACATCTCAGAATAATCAACCTCTTTAGGTTCTGTTAACATAGGATCTTCTTCTACTTCACCACTTAAATTGTCTAATATATCATCCATATCATTATATCCTGTATCACCTAAAATATCATCTAAACCTTCTGATGGTTCATCTTCATGTATATCTTTTAGAGTTTGAATAACTTCTTTACACTTTTGACTACCACTTAGAATTTCTTTCATAAATTCATGAAATTGTTTCGCTGGTAACTTAGTTAATTCTTGAAATAACCATTGTTTCATATCGTAATTATCACTACCCACACAATCTAAGAATTTTTCCCACATACCAGGTCCTAATCTCATTCCCCATATTTCACCTTCTACTGTGTCTGCCTTTTTAATTACTTCTGTTTGTTCTTCGAAGTCTAAATGACCATCCGCCCAATTAATTGCGGATAATTCTAATGTACCTTTAATTAATTCATGTACTAATAATGGAAATATCCATGCTTTTGCAACAACAACAGGAATTTCATCATCTTCTTCGATATCTACTTTTTCCATTTCTTCTTCTTCATCCTCATCTTCTGGTGCTTCAGCTTTTCTCCACTCAATTTTTTCTACACCACCAGCTTGACCCCCCATTGTACCATCAGGAATAATCCAATACTGAAAATCTGCGAGTGACATAAGTTTACCATATAATCCCATAAGTCTAGGGTCAATAGAATCTAATTCATCTGCAACCATATGGAAAATATAGTGTCCTTTTTTAGAAGCCCCCTGCATCAATGCGTTTATAACTCTCCTTTTATCGACTTCCATTTCTAACTCCTCCATTCTTTGTGCACTTTTTGGTGCCTTTGGGGTGTCGAAATCAGAATCATAATCTTCTTCGTCTTCTTCGTCTTCATTATCAAAACCTAAATCAGAACCTGGAGGTGAAAGAGTTGCATCTAACATTTGATCTGGTATATCAAACTCCTCTGATACGATGTCTACTGCCAATTGTTCTAATGCGTCTTTGTGTCTAGTTTCAATTTGACTAACTTCACTCATTATTTGGAACATCTGTTGCATCATCATTGGATTAATTCTATCTATACCATGATATCTTTTTACTTTATTAATAATCTCTTTAAATCTTTTACTAGCCATTTTTTCCGAATAATTTTGTAAATCAGAACCCACAGGTATAGACTTACTTTTACCAAAAATATGTTCACCACTTCTAAGTTTACCTTCAATATCTGGATTCATTCTTTCTGGATGTTCTGGATCATATTCAATCGCTTCTACAATTCTATTAATTCTTAATTTTTCACTAAGAACTCTTTTTGTAACTTCACTTATAATAT